TTGGTTAAGGATACTTGGCCCGACCTTCTTCCAGATATTGAAGAAAAGGAAGACCCACCACCGGCTAAGAAGGAAAAGATTGTGAAAAAGGATACCACTCCAACGACAACAAGTAAAGGTGTAGATTGGTAAAAACTGTCGCCTGAACGATAAAATTGCATAAATATAACTACATTTGGTTGATGAATTCTATATTTCATGTTTCTGTGAATGAAATTAATAACCAAAAAAAGGTACAAGTATGGTAAAGACAGTAAGGGTGTTCCTTGCTCTGTTTGCTACACTATGGTATACTACTTCACCGATTAATAGCAATGCACCATCCCAACTATGGACACCAAACATAGTTGAGATTAGGGCTGCACCAGACTATTACAAACCTCTTGAATTTGACAAAGTAAAATATACATCAGCAGATGTTCTCTGTTTGGCGAAAAATATTTACTTTGAGGCAGGAGTGGAGAGTACAGCAGGAAAATTAGCAGTAGCGAATGTAACGATAAATCGTACATTGCGAAATAATTATCCCAATTCCATATGTGGAGTAGTGCATGAGGGCATACATTATTATAATGAAAGAATAGGCGAACATGTTCCTGTGAGAGATAGATGTCAATTTAGTTGGTATTGTGACGGTTTATTAGATGAACCAAGAGAAGGCAGAACGTGGAAATCTGCACAAGACCTTGCAAAAAAGGTTCTTATTAATCATTATGACAAAGCACTAATTGACATAACAGATGGTGCAACGCACTATCATGCAAATTGGATGGAAACATATCCAAGTTGGAGTAAAAAGAAGAAAGTTATGGCTTCGATAGATAGACATATTTTTTATGGCCGGAAACTGTAAAAAAATGTGAAAAAAACTTGACATTTTTGTTCCAATAGGTTATAATATACATGTAACAATAAAAAAGGAACAATATGAAACATTTGATATTTACATTATGGTTTGTTCTGTTTTTGAGTTCATCAGCACTAGCAGGGGTTGAATATGTGACAGAATCGGTCTGTCTCGATATGTCTGGGTGCTGGATGGACACGAAAACTGGCGAGTGTCCAGATTGTGTAATGGAAAGACGAGAAGTTCCCCATACACATGAAGAGACACCTGTTATAGTAGAAAAACCAGTAGTAAAGAATAAGCCGGTTGTCAAAACGACACCAAAGAAAGAAATTACCATTCCATCGAATAAAAAGTGGGTTGGTACTCTTTTCAAATGTCAGGTGGGATGTCGATATGCATATTGGGATTCCGCAGGAAATGACTATGATAAAAATATGAATCTTGTGTCCAATTAGGAAATAGTAAAGTATGCCTTATTATGACTACATTTGCGAGAAATGTGGTGAGGATTTTGAAGAATCTGTACCCATAGCTCGGAGGGATGAACCCACCAAAAAACCATGTCCAATTTCTGACTGTGGTGGTGAAGTTAAAATGATGTTTGCAAAACCATATGTTGGTGATCCTTGGCACTTTGCAGGGAAGAAGCCGGATGAGGGTTTTAGGGATCGTTTAAGAGAAATAAAAAGCAAACATTTACACAATACAATAGATGTTCGATAATATATGAAACAATTTAATTATGATCTTCTTGAAAATCGAAAAGATCAATTAGAACAAGACAATTCAAGTGAAGATAGGGTATATCATTCTCCGAATGGTACATATCCATCTATTACTAATCTTCTTTATCATATGATTACAAAACCAGGCATTGAAGCATGGAGAGCGAAAATTGGAGAAGAAGAAGCAAATAAGATTTCAGGACGAGCTGCAAGGCGTGGTACTAAGGTTCATGGAATAATTGAAAAATATTTGCGTGGTGATGAAAACTATTTAAGAAAAGAAACTGGTGGAAGTGTGATGCAAGACCACAAAGAAATGGTTCTTGCAGGCATACCACAAATTGATGCAAAGATTGATAATATTCGTGGAATTGAAATGTCAATGTGGTCAGATCGCCTCAAGGTTGCAGGAACGGCAGATTTGATTGCAGATTATAATGGTGAACTTGCAGTCATTGATTGGAAAACAGGAAGTTATGTCAAAAAAGATGAATATGTTTTTCATTATATTTTACAAGGAACCGCATATTGTCATATGTTAGCCGAAATGTATAAATTGGTTCCGAAGAAAGTTGTAATCTGTACATTTATTCGTTTTAATGATCCAAAAAAACCAGTACCATTTATGGATGGTGATAAAGTTGTTGATTTACTTGTTGAATGGAAAGAATATAATCCCGAAGATTATGTTGATGAACTTCTTAAAGTATGTAAAGCATTTCATTTTAGTAAAAATGGATAATATAAATATTTACGTATTGATGACATTAGTGAAATAGACTAGACAAGACGCCGGTTCGACTCCGGCCGCCTCCACCAAGAACCTATGAGTAGTATATTAGAAAAGTAATTAAGTATCCTTGAAAGGCTTCCTAGTTCTCGCAGAATGAGAGAGCACGATGAAGCTGGGAAGTCCTCAAAGAAACATCCTAAGAAGCATCATTATGATGAACACTTCAACAAGGATTGGGACAAAGATTTGTGGGACTGACTCGTAGTTTGTTGATGGGGGCGTATTTGGAAATCGATTGATAGTAGTAAAGACTAAGAGAGATACCAGTTGAGCAACGACTGTGAATGTGCAACAACCATAATCGCAAATAATTCCGATTATACTTCCGCATCGGTTTACTACGCAATTGCTGCGTAGCCGATAGCCGAGTTAGGACTTTAGTAGGTTCGGGGGATCACTTGGGAACAGAAGAATCCCCCTCCACCACAATGTTAGTATAAGGATAAATGGATAAAAAAATCAAACAACGATTAGGTGATGGAAAAATTAACACTTCATTTGAAATGATTGAAAATCTAGAAGAAAAATTATGGGAGAGTAATCCGATGGAAGCACTTAGACATGAAAGAATTGAAACAAGAAAGAAGTTGAATTGGTGGGCACGATTTACATTGTCCATGATTATAGTTTTTACTTTTTTGTTTTTAGTATGGTTATTGTTTTTTGGAGCATTACCAGCCGAATCAAGAGATTTGATTAATATCATGGTTGGGGCCTACGTGGCCGTCCTTGCCAAGGCAACCGATTATTGGTTCAAAGATAAGGATGATCCTGAACAAAAAGAAGGAGAAGCCGTAGGAAATACAAATAACAATGATACGATTTAACTTGACAATGTTGTCATTGTTTGATATAATTAAGGGATAATGTCAGAACTACTAAATTTTTATTCTTCTGAAGAATATAATACTGAAATTGAAGAAATTGTTGAGAGAACCAGTATGAGTTATCTTGATGCAATGCTTTATCATGCAGATGAAAATAATCTTGAGTCTGAAACAGTTGCAGGCTTAATTAATATTAAAACTAAGAACAAATTAAGGGAAGAGGCAGAAATATTACATTTCATGCCCAAAACATCAAAACTTCCAATATGATATACCAAGTGACTCCTTTTGAAGTGTACCAAAAATACTTATCGTTGAAACAGCATTTCAATCGGGAAGAATACGATTATTTTAAATTCAGAGGAAAGGTTCGTGCAAGCGAATCCTCTTTTGAGAAACGAAAAGACAAATACCATTTTGTGCGTTTGTCGAAGATTTATAAAGATGAAGAACTCACTAAGTTTCTTGTCTCAAATTTTGTCAAGACAAAAAACATGTGGGTCGGCAATGTAACATCACCAGAAGGACGGCAGAATTATATTGCATGGAAGGCAAAGATACAAAGCCTTCCTTATGTATTTGAAAATGAAGTTGAAACATTGTTTGATGAAAACGAGAAATTCAATATTATTTTCGATGTGGAGGATGGACAACATCCCCCTGTACTTCGCCATGTATTTGGTGAAGAAGTGTCGTTAGAAACTTTTATTATACTGGATTCTATACTTCACTTTATTCCTGACTTCAATGAGAAGATTCAGGAAACGGTCATTTGGCCGGATCTATATAGTATGTGTTTAAAGTATGCACCATTCTTGAATGTGAATAAGCAGAAATATGTAGACATATTAAAAAAACAAGTAGATTTACATTATGCATAAAGTGGATAAACAGAAACACGTAGAACAAGGAGAATAAGATGGCAACATCATTCGCAAACCTCAAAAAGAGGCGAACTACCGATCTTGAAAAACTTCAATCCGAAATTGAAAAGATCAACAAACCCCAAAACAATTTTAGTCGAGATGATGACCGCTTCTGGAAAGCGGAACTCGACAAATCCGGCAGTGGATACGCTGTCATTCGATTCCTTCCATCACTAGATGATGATAAGACAGCGTTTGTGCGTGTCTTTAATCATGGGTTTCAGGGCCCGGGTGGATGGTACATCGAAAACTCTTTGACCACTATTGGTCAGAAAGATCCATTGGCGGAGTATAACTCCACCCTTTGGAATTCGGGTATCGAGGCGAACAAGGAAATCGCCCGTAAACAGAAACGTAGGTTGACCTACTTCTCAAACATCTTTGTCGTTGAAGACAAGGCCAATCCTCAGAACGAAGGTAAGAATTTCCTTTTCCGTTATGGAAAGAAAATCTTTGACAAGATTAGTTCGATGTCAAATCCTGAGTTTGAAGATGAAACACCTACGGATGTTTTTAACTTTTGGGAAGGTGCGAATTTCAAATTGAAAATTCGTAAAGTTGATGGTTACTCAAACTATGACAAGTCGGAATTTGTAACTCCAGCACCACTCTTTGAAGATGATTCGGAGATGGAACGTGTGTGGGGCGAAGAACATTCTCTTGAAGAGTTTGTCAAGAATGATAATTTCAAGACCTATGATGCGTTGAAATCTCGTCTGGATGTGGTTCTTGGAAACGTTCAAACTGCTGCAATGTCAGCACCAACAACCATCGATCAAGATGTTCCGTTTGATGGCGGTTCGCCGATTCCCGAATCTTCTACTTCAGAAGATGAGAACCTTGATTATTTCAAGAAACTCGCTGAAGCGTAATTCTACGCTGCATGAGTGAAATGTGATACACCGTGATCTCTACCTTGGCCCGGAAGGATTTGTCCTCTTGTCTGAGGTGGAGTGACGGTTGTATTATTATTGGTAACTTGATTCGTACTATTATCTTGAATCACAGTTGGCGCACCAGCACCTCCTATAC